CGGTATTATTTTTGTTAATTAAAGCATTAACTGCTTCTTCTATTTGTCTTTGAAAGAACTCTTGTGTTTCCATAGAGTATCTAACATTATCTATATCAATTTTATCACTCACCTAGTACCTGCCCTTGATGCTACAAAATCAACTCCTTGTGCATGAGTAAATATAGTACCTGATGGTACTTTTACATTTGCTCTTACATATCTTCCAGATTTTCTAACTGGATTAATTCCACTATCTCTCATAGATACTGAACTTGTTTCTGATTCTGTATCAGCTAATCGTTCTCTTGTTTTAACTGTTAATGTAGCATCTGCATCTACGATTGGTCTAACACCTGTAATGTTAGTTCTTAAACCAGGAAAAGGTTCAAGTTCTGAAGTTTCTATTTCACATTCATTAGCTGTTCCTGAAAAGATGGAAGCCTTATAATCACTATCAATTCCACCTAGTAGAACTTGTCCACCAGACCAGAAGTCTGTATCTAATGCGGCATTAATATTTTCTAAATTTTGAGATAAAATATCCATTAATTCTACTGTATAAGCTCCAACGAATTGTGAGAATATTGTACTTGCACTAGCATCTGCTAATGACCATTTTTGCGTTGCATAATTATATATTATAATTTTATCGCAAATCCCTGTAGTATTAGTTGTGTTACTTGCAGATGGATATAACCACATCGCTAACTGATTAAATGGATCTACTGCTGCACATATTCTATCTGCATACGCTTTGTTTAAATCTAAATCAAAAAATCTATTAACTTTTTCTACTCCAATAGGCATAATCTGGTCGCCATTTATTTGATAGAAACCATCATCAGCATAAAAGAATATTTGTCTATTATCCTGACAAACAGTTCTTCCATAAACAGCTCCTCTATTTGGAGATATAACTGATAATCTAAATACTGTATTACCACCCACATAGTCCATCCTGATTATTTGGTTTTGTCTAAATACATAACCAACCTCACCAGATGTTATGGCAACAACCTGTCCACCAGAACCAGGTAAGTCTTGACTATCCGATTGGCTTACTCCTGATGTCCATTCTGTAATATCATTAATGCCAGACCATTGTATTCTGTTTGTTGCATTTACAATATTACCAATTACTAAAAAATCTCTAACTACTCCTGAAACTCTAAATATTGGATTACCAGTTGCTATAGCTGAAAGATTAGCAAAGTTAGTGGATGTTCCCATTAAAAAATATTGGGGTTGGTCAACGCCATTACTAGCAATTACATATTCACCAAATTGGGTAAATGTCCAAAAGTCATCATGGTCGCCAGTTAAACTTGCTTTTCTTGAAGTAAATGCTCCAGATGTTAATTGGTATAAATTAGATCTTGTAGCTACAAAATTATAAACTGTATTAGAATTATCTCTAAATGAACCTGCACCTTTAGAGTCTGTGCTTGTAGTATTTGAACTATAAGCTACTAAAGATGGAAATCTTTTATAAGTGTTTGCTGCATGATAAACATTAGTTGCAACATTAGCTCCTTTTTTTCCATGTTCAGGTTGATCTGGTAGCCATTCTCCAAAAGGTACTTGCATTTAATTCCTAACTATTGCTTGTAGCTGTGCTTGTATAACGACTGCCAAATGGAGATGCAACAGTATCTTCTGATCTAACTTGTAAAGGTGAGCCAGAGAACTGATCTTCTCTATCATTTCTTTCTAGTCGTTCCATAGCAGTTGCATACATTTGCTGCCATTGTTGAACTTGAGTTGGTTCAATACCACCTAAAAAATTAGCAGCATGGTATAATGAACCATATAAATAAATTGCTGGATGATTAGTTAAAATATAATTTGATGTATTAGATACAGATAAAGCATCAAAGGTTTTATAATAATTAATATAACCAGTATAAGATGTATCTGGTTTTGGAGAAAATCTAAATGTATCTCCTAATATTGTATAAACTTCTGGAGTTCCAGATGTTGATGTTCCTCTTAACTGATCCATGTGTGATGGAGAAACATATCTTAAAGGATATTTCGTACTGCCAGATAAAATATAAAAGTTTCTAACTTGTAAAAATCCTGTAGGCAAACTTTCAGTTTCACTATCAATAGTAATACTGCTTTGTGTAATCATTTTTCTAATTCTTAATTTAGAATTAAAGTCTGCTTCTGTTAAAATTATAAAATCGTCAGCTATCTCATCAGTTAAATCTGTTCTGTTTAACCAATTTGCTATTGATGTTTTAAGTGTTGAGTATGATGTTAGTGCCATTAAAATTGTCCTGGTGCTGTTCTAAAATATCTATAATCAGAACTGTTTAGTTTTTGTCTTAAAATTTTTTGTTGTGTTTCTTTTGGTAAAGCAAACCAATTACCTTTATTTTGATCTTTATGATATTCCTTACACCAAATTTCTAAAACGATTGTAGGTATTGATGCTACTCTTTTTAAACCTTTGTCTGGTGAATAGCCATCGTTTTGAGTATAAAGTTTTTTATTGTGATCTAGGATAGGTTTATGATTTACAATTCTTTGATGAACCACACCTTTATCTTCATGTGGTATAAAGCTATCTGTAATTAAACCATCTGTTTCAGTATTTCTTATTTTCATACTCTGCCTTGACCTCTATAAAAAGGCTTCTTACCCAATTGTCTGCGTTTATTTTTATTCATAGTGCTGGTAATAGGTCGTCTGCCTATAGATGTACCTTTTAAAGTTTTTGTATATTCAACAACAGCACCATACTTAGGCGGTTTAGCCATTACGCACTTAATTCAGTTGCATACAAAGTACCATCACCACTTGTTCTAATCGCAGCTATTTTTTCACCAGGAGAAACTTTAATAATTTCTATTTCACCTGCTGGTAAATAAGCCAAGCTAGTTGTGGCAGTTGGGGATGTGGCAAAAGTAATATGACAGTTAGTTGTAGAAACTACTCTTAAAAATTCAGTTCCACTACCAAACGCATTACTTACTGCTGCACTTGATGACGCTACTGATATTGTTTGAGTCGTTCCATGTCTTAAACCATAATTCATCATTGTTATTTTCCTTATTTAATAAAATTAATTTTGGCATCTGGGGGAAGTACCGCTAGGCAAGATCCCCCAAATTCTATAATTATCTTCTGATAACGAATGTAACTACAAGTTTAATTGTATTACTAGAAGCTCCATCAGTTATCATTTCGATAGTTCCATCTTCTAATACTTCGTTAGCTGCTGTTGGTTCAGCAGTATCAACATCTCCAGCAGCAGATCCAGAATAAGCAACTGTAATTCCGCCACCTGTAATAGCAGTTCCACCTATTTCAAAAGTGATACCTCCATTAGCTGTTCCAATTGCACCTTGAAGTGCAGTAATAATTTTTATTACCCTTCCTCCATCAGGTACAGGTACAAATGTTGATGATGCTGTACTAATATCTGCAATTGTAGATGTTATAAAATAATCGTTTAAGTTCTCATTTTTTTTTCCTTTATTTGCTTCGTTCCGCCTTGAAAGACTTCAAAGACCAAACAAAATTGTTAATTGAATTATAAGGGGATAAATTAATACCCCCTTATAAAAGTTATCTACTATGAAGTAGTTAAATCAAAAACTCCGCCTGAAGCTTTTTCATTTCTTGATTCCAGAGTGTACTCTGCAACTAGAAACTGCTTCGAAGCATCACCAGTTTTTGCTAGATCTTCAAGAGCAAAATCTCTTAAAAAAGCAACTGCCCACATATCAGGTGTGATAATGTGAACTGATCTAGCTGGTGAGAATCTATTTGGAGCTACAGTCAATGCACCGAAATCACTTTCGTACACATCTACTGCCGCAACCAGTCTTTTATTCTCTGCTGGATCCATTCTTGTTGCACCACCAGTAAAGCCTGATAGTTTTTGCTTGTTGAAAGAACCACATTGTACCATAGTTGGATCTCCACCAGAATCCCAAACCAGCTTTAACGCTGCTTTTAGTTGAGCTTCTGTGAAGGCTCTTTGTGTACCATTAGTTCTAGCATCTGCTCCTGTTCCTGCTGGTGAAGCTGGACTACCTGCTGCCGACATAACATCGTTTGTAGCAATCCAAGATTCAATACCACCAAGTTCTCTTGCAGTTGTATCGTTACCTGCGACTTTAGCGTTGTTAGCACATAAAGAAGTTTCCATATCTCTTTTA